AACCTGTGTTGGAACATCGCGTAGTTCTTGGCGATAAGCTGCCCAAACAGCCTTGTCCACAGGTGCGTCTTCCAATTGAGTCCAGTCGGTTTCAGACAAACGACGATTACGGCTTTCTCGCACGGCTTTACCTTGATCAGCATCCTTCATTGCTTTGTAGGCTGTTTCATGCTCGGCAGCAGTCGTGACCTTTCCATCCTCGTCCGTGGTATCTACGAAGACCGGGCCAAGGACGTACTTGGTGTACCACTTGCCGTCTGATTGCTGCTCCACGCCTTGGCGCATCGAGTATTGATAGACCGTCCCGCCCGTGGCCTGCGGGCCTTCAAAGACGGGATCAGAGTCAAACATCTCAATGGCGCCGGTGGTTAAAGGCCCAACAGATTTACCGTAAGTCTTAGCCACCCACTTGATCCACTCGTGATCAAGAAGCACTTGGCCCGTGGCCCTGATTCTGATTTCCATGATTGCTCCTTATGCGTACTTGTAGAACGTAACAGTTGTCGCGCCACAAGTCCTGATTGCGTGTTGCGCGGGGCATCCAGTTTCTTTGACCATCTGAATCGCTGCCAATGCTCTCTGTCTTGCTTCTTGCTTCCATGCGTCAAGTCGCAAATCACCAATTGACAACCCAAACTCAGGCAGATACTTCTCAAGACTCCTGCGAGAGATTTTGAAAGTCTTTAGTTCTCTGACAACATCCTCACCCGCTATCTTGAACATTCTTGCAAACTCAGCCACTCGTTGTCGAGCAGATTCCTGCTGAACACTCTTTGGCATCTTTAAGCCTCGAAGACTCTCCCACTCGGGCGTGTAGTCAATCAAGGTGTTTGACCCAACGCCGTACTTTTTGGCAAGACTTCTCAAAGACGCGCCTTCAAATCGCTCGTCCAAGATGGCGAAGATGTATTTTCTTGTGCCATTTTTGATAGCCTCTGAAATCTTTGCCGCACTCTCTGGTGTATGAGGCTTAAAAATCTTTGGGCCACCAAATGTTTCAAAGTGGCAGTTATATAGATGAGCCTTGTCCTCATCAAAAGCAGCAAACCACTCAGACTCTTTTGCTTCGATCTCATCAGAAGGAGCAGAGTCAACAACACGAAACTCAAATGCACTCTCGCCGTGCTTCTTAAACGATGCTTGCAGGCGCGGATTGCCGTGAATGCCTCTACGCAACTCAGAGAAGTGACAACGCTTACGCGCAGCAGGGTTGTTAGTCCTGCCGATGTAGAACTTCCCCGAGTTCTTGTTCTCAATGACGTAGATGTATTCCATCAGGAAATTGCAAGTCCGATATATGTGGCATTGTTGACATTCAAATTAAACGTGGTTTCCTGATTAACGATGAAACCAGTCGAGTCTGTGTCAATGGCATCCACACCAGTTACTTCTGCCGCTGTTGAGTTAAGATAAAGCGCAGGATCATTACCAGCAACTATCCCCCGTGCGCTATCGAAAATTACCCAATTTCCGGTAGAGTCGGTGCGCTTAATCAAAACTAGCCGACTTCCACCAGTAAACCCGCAGTTTATTGTCTGAGAGGAGCCGTTACCAGTAAACGAAAACACCTTGCTCACGCCGGGGCAGGAGGCGAAGAGATAAACAACCCACGGATCGCCAGATTCTGCAAGTGAACCTGCCGCAGTAATCGCTGTGCTAGTAGGAGCAGTTGTAATAAAACTGGACGCCCCTCCAGAACTAGTAGTGCTGTTTAAGATTAAAATGTTTTGATACCAATTACTGTTTGGCGACGTGATTGAATTTTGATAGACGTACCAGTTTTCTTGTTCAGCATCATATATGCGTTTCTTAAAAATCATCATCTCGGGAACAACACCAAGATTATGATTTATTGTGAATGGGTAACTTCCCGTCCCCGTATAGCAAACCACATCAAAGAAGCCGGGGGCGCGGCGGAAGTTCCATGCCGCATTTGTTTGACCGCTAATGTTGAATGGCCCGGAAGCCGTTGAGCCAACACTAAATCCGTTTTGGTCAAATGAGACAAGTGTGCCGGATAAAGTGGCTTCTGCATTTGTCGTATTTGTAGATAAAAATTGTGCCGGGCCTCTTAACTTGTCATTTGCCCCAACATTGTTCGATGAAACATTCGTTGAATGAGAAATCATCATGTCAGGTGGAAACCCAACGGTGGTAATAGACGCTGCCGCCCCAGTACCTGCGCGAACGATGGTATTAAACACACTCGTCCCCGTCGTCGGAGTTTTCATCGGGCCGCGACGGATGGCGATGTAGATGTAGGTGTCGCCTGATGCGTTTCTTGTACTAGACGTACTTGTTGGTTGAAATCCGGTAGCGAGTGGCCTTATGAGGGCTGTATTTGTAGCATCTTCAGCCGCAGACAGGTTTGGGAATAACGTAGCGTCAATACCACCATTGGTAAATCCACGCATCGTGTCATACATAACCCAATTCGCAACGCTTGTTGCATTCTTTATCATCACCCACTGAGGCTCATATCCGAGGTCAATCACAGGGCCAGTAGTAGAACCGTTGCCCGTGTAAGACCCACACGAAATCACATTGTCCGTACCCGTCAGGCCAAAGCCTCCTGCGTCGTGGGCGAAGAGGTAGGCGACGTAGGTTTGGCTGTTTCCGCCGTTTACTGCAGCGACGTTTCCGACAGTGAAATGCGTAGATGTTGGTGCCGTGTCATTCCAAGAGGAAGAATCTGTGTCAGCAGCATCAGTTGCTTGAAGTTGAAGCCATTTTGTTGCGCCCAAACTTCTGTGATATACGCGCCAACTTGTTGTCTCACTCGTGCATTTAACAATGATGCAGCCGGGGACAGAACCAAGGTTGTGGGCAATCTGACGCCCCGCAGTTCCATTCCCCGTATACGTCACCACATCAAAGAACTTCGGCTGCTCGCGGAATGTCCATGAGGCCATGCTACTAGCGGCCCCGGATGGATTTAAGACCCAATTGAAATTGTTTGCTGAAACCGTGAATCCACTCGAATCAAACGAAATTAAGTCATTTCCGGCAGGAGATGTTTGCTGTTGGTTTGTGTTAATTGATTGAACGCCATATTCTCTTCCGCGAGCGGTATCAAAAAAGACATGGGCATTACTATTAACGCTAGTCGCTCTTCCTTTGATCCAAACCAATCCACCTTTCCCGGCTAAATCAATGCCGTTTGTAATTGATTGGTTCCCAGAACCCGTGCCGGTGTAGAGCCACGTCGAGAACACGTCCTCGATGTAGTTGGCTGCTCCTCCACCGGCACCTTCACCAAGAATCAGTTGTTGTGATCCACTCATGTAACATTCCCTGAAACGACACAGACAGTGCCGCTAATGAATAGAATAGTAGCCACACCACGACTTGCAAGAGTCATCGTAGCCTTGTCGGAGTCCGTACCCGCGATGTAGGCCGTGGTGATCGAGCAAGTGATCGTGATGGTGCCAGAAGTATTGTTGAAAACTGAAACCACATCCCCAGAAGCGAATGTAGCATCAGGAATCGTGATACTGCCGCCAGAACCGACTTGGATGTACTCACCAACATCTCCAGTAGCAAGCGTGTAAGAAGTAGTCTTAGCAGAACCAGACTGAGGAATAGCACGAACGTTGCCATTAGAGTCTACTACCTTGCCTGAACCGCCGGGATCAGTGGTGGTGCCAACGAGTAAGTTCCCACCCGACGTAATCCGTGCGCGTTCGGTGTCGTTGGTGGCAAACACCATCGCATAGTTGTCGAATGTTCCAAAGTAACCAACACCACCAGATTTTGTCCAAAATCCACCAGAACCACCAAGGTTGACAAAATTGTTGGCTTTGCCACCGCTCGGTGTAGTTGTCCCGCCTATCAGCAAGTTCCCACTCGCATCCAGTGTCATCGCCTGCGTGAAACTGATGGCGTTTCCTGCTGTGCCTGATGGGGCGGTGTACCACTGATGAGCGCCAGAAACCTGACCGTAGGCAGATGCAAAGTTTGAAGTTAAATATCTGTTTGTCCCACCAGAATCTGTGAAGAAGTTTAGGCCATGGAAAGTGGTGTTTGAGCCGTTTGAGTAAATTGATGCTGTTGCGCCAACTTGAAAAGCACGCAAACCAGATTGCCAAGCACTCGGCGTCACCCCCAGACCGAGGTTGTTACTAAACGTCTTGACGCCGCCAATCGTTTGATTAGTGGTTGTATCGACATAACCAGCAGCAGGCAGGTAAGCAGCCGCCCATGCCGTGCCATTATACACACGCATCTCACCTACGGTGCTGTTGAAGTACAGCGCACCTGTTAGCAGAGCAGCACCGTCGTTGTCGAGCGTAGGATCAGAGGTCTTTGAACCTAAATAACGGTCATCAAAGCTGTCATAGCTTGCAGCAGCAGCCGTGGCACTGTTAGCAGCACTCGTGGCGCTGTTAGCAGCGTTGGTGGCCGAGGTAGCCGCAGCAGAGGCAGAAGCAGCCGCAGACGTAGCGGAACCCAGGATGCTATCAACATAGCCCTTACGGGTCAGGTCATCGTCAGCCGTAGGCGTAGCAGTGCTCGTAACCTTGTTGGCACCCATGACGATGTTGCCCGTCATCGTGCCGCCAGCCAAGGCTAAACGAGTATCGCGCTGCGTGTCAACATAGTCCTTGGTAGAAGCATCGGTACCAGCCGTAGGCGTACCAAGACCAGTGATCTTGTTAGTGCCCATAGCCAAGGCACCGGTCATGGTGTCACCAGCCTTGCTAACCTTGGTAGCGATGGAGTTCGTTACCGTGGTAGCAAAGTTAGCATCATCGCCCAGAGCAGCAGCTAACTCATTGAGAGTATCCAGAGCAGCCGGAGCAGAGTCGATCACATTGGCAATAGCCGTGTCAACATAGCTCTTAGGAGCAGCGTCACTGGAGTTGGTAGGCGTAGGAAGGCCAGTGATCGTACCAGCCGTACCTGCGTTCATGTCCAGCGTACCGTTGATGGTTACGTTGTTGAACGAGGAAGAACCGCTAGAAGCCGTGACATTGCCGGTCAAGTTACCGGTGACATTCCCGGTCACATTGCCGGTGACATTACCGGTCACATTACCAGTAACGTTACCCGTCAAGGTGCCAGAAAGGCCAACACTAGCCGTTAAGTTGGTAAATGTACCCGCAGCAGGCGTGGTTCCACCAATAACGGTGTTGTTGATGGTGCCGCCCGTCTGAGCCACACCAGCGACAGTACCACCAGTAATAGCAGCAGCATTGGCTTCTTGGTTACCCAAGGAACCCACCAGCTTGACAACAGCGGCGCTACTGTCCTTGGTATAGAGTTTCTTGTCAGTTACGTTGACAGCCAACTCACCCTGCTGCAATGAACCCGCAGAAGGTACAGAAGAGGCTGTGCTACTGTTCTTGGTGATGATCGTTGCCATTTAAGCTCCGTATTTATTTTCGTACCATTGTTGTAACGGGCCTGCTACGTTACGAGGCGTTTCAGGCATATAGGCATTGTAGTATCGTTGCACCGCAGCATAGTAGTCCGGGCCAAACTGCGGAGTAGTAGAACCAATCATGGTATCTGAAGGCGGAACACTTCCAGTAGTAACAGTTCCTGTTCCCGTTCCTCCAAGAGTTCCGCCTAAGTTCAATAAACTAAGCAAAGCAAGTAAGTCTGCTAAACTTAAATTATTTGTGTTAGTTGTCGTAGTTGTTCCCGTAGTTCCTGTGGTACCAACAGTAGAACCAACAACAGAACCCACAACTTCCGACGGCATCTTGTTGTGACTTAAAAGGTCTTGGCAGATGTATGAGTGTGCGTCTTTAATAGTAATAAAGACAACAGGGCCGTCCTCATGGTCTTGAATGCTTTTGATAGTATGGCCACTAACAATGTCGCCTACTTTTAAGTCTTCTGCCTTTTTCCAATTGTCAACAGACACGAAAAACTTATGGTCGTAACTACCAATAAATTCAGTATCATCAAAAACAATTTTAAGGCGCTTTGCAGAAGGAATCAGTTCTTTGTAAACAACAGGATAAACACCCCACTCAAGAGTGTTCTCATGCTGCGTTTTTACAAAGTCGCCTTCTTTCAGTTCTCCTGCTGATTTTTTGGTTCCGTCAGCTAAAGTAACTAACATTTCGGGAGCAGGGCATGTTGAACGATCTCTCGGCCCTACAACTTCTACTTTTGGAACGTCGGGTGTTAACACAGCATCTACTTTTGGAACGGCGGGTGTTAACACAGCAGGAACCGCTGCGCCGACTACAGTGGACGGAGTGGTCGTTGTTGTGGGAGTTCCAGTAACTGTAACAGTTTGGCCTGTTCCCGTCCCCGTGCCCAATAACGAGCCTACGCCAGCACCAACGGTTGATCCAGTGCCTGTACCAGTGCCCGTTCCCGTTCCTTGACCGGTAATTGTTACGGTCTGGCCGGTTCCAGTACCGGTGCCAGTGCCTAAGCCAGTACCTACCGTAGAGCCAACAACAGAACCAGTACCGGTTCCAGTTCCAGTACCCGCGCCGGTGCCAGTAATATTTACAGTTTGAGTTCCTGTGTCGGTACCTGTGCCGGTTCCAGTAAGTCCGGTTCCTACAACACTTCCAAGCAAACCAGTACCAGCCGTTCCAAGTCCTGTTCCGGCGGTATTTCCAAGCACATTAACAGTTTGTCCTGCAACACCGCCCGTGCCTGCGCCGGCCCCTACGCCAGTTGCTGCGCCGGTTCCTAAAGTTGCAGAAACAGAAGAAGCAGCAGTAAACGGATCAACACCATAGCTATTAGAAATAATATTAGCTATTTGATTTTGAGCAACCGCATCCGTACCAAGAACAGAGGCTAATTGAGCAATGTCGTCGGCAGCAGTTAAATCTAAAGCAGTTCCTAAATCTGCACCCGATCCAAGAGAACCTAATAATGCGTCTGCACCATACGCAGAAAGTCCACCTAAAGCAGCGGCTCTTAAAGCAGACTCAAGATTACCAGTGTTAGCAAAGTTGGTAACACCGGCCCCAGTGGCAGCGGCAGCAGGCGCCCCTAAAAAGCCAATTCCAGCAGGGCCAAGAGCTAGACCAGTACCAGCAGCAATAGCAGCATTGGCTAAAACACCTAATGCACGGTCTAGATCAGTTTGTTCAAAGCGTGTGCTAGATTGTTCCGTTACCTGTTGACCGCTAGGGGTGTAGCCAGCCGCCGTATAAGCCCCCTCGGGAGTTTCAATGATGCCTTGGATTGATCCGTCGCCCAATACGTTGTAAATAACACCGTTCTTGGTAAACGTGCCAACAATAGAGTCAATGAAGCGAGGATCAAACGCTTTTCCGCTGGCATTTAAAA